TACTCTATCATTACCACCATCAACAAAGAGCATATTAGCGTTACCGTTTGATTCAACTCTGAAATCTCGATCATTACTTCCATCATTGATAACAATACCTGTAGCATCCATTACCATTTCTTCTGTGCCTGCTACATCAAAACGTATTTTATCTTCATCAGAACTCTCCTCGACCATAATCTTCGTGTCCGAGTCTGCGTCTATAAGTTGATTAGCTGTAGTACTTGTAGTATTTGTATTAGTAATAGCTTCTACTAAGACATCATCAGGAGGTGCAGTACTAAATGTAAGTGTAGTACCACTAATACTGTAGTTAGACTTTGATTGGTAAACTCCGTCAAAGAAAACTTGAACATTATTCTCATGCACCGGAGCTACGCTAAGAGTCAGAGTAGTGTCTGACGCATCTCCTGTCATTGTATTTATTGTGTTATTAGATCCACCTACAGTTGTTGTGCTGTGATAGACTGTAATAACTCTACCATTAGCAGGAGCTGTAGCAAAGGTTAGTGTAGTTCCTGAAACAGAGAAAGTATCGTGTGCTTGGAACACACCGTCTATAAAGACCATTAAGTTATCTTCATCATCTGGAGCTGTAGAAAGGGTAAAAGTCGTGTCCGAACCATCTCCAGCATAGGTATTAGTATCCATGTTAGTACCAGAACCGCCTCCAATAGCGCCCCAAGAATCTGTATACCCTTCGAATTTTCCAGTTGTACTGTTATATCTAAAGTAACCTGCTGCAGGGCTTCCCGGACGTTGTGCTGTAGTTCCTGCAGGTACATGAACAGCGTCTGTATTAGAGCCGAGATCGAGACTTACATCAGGGCTTGTGTTTGCAATACCAACCTTTCCGCCCGATGTTACAGTCATCTTAGCTGTTGCAGCTTCACTAGCTCCTGTCATAAGCTGTAAGCTTGTGGCATTGCTTGATGAGCTAAAATCACCTTCAGAGATAGCTTGTATTCCTGCAGCTACTAATATAGCATCTGTGCCTGTGCCTTCATCAGGAGCTTGGAAGTTTATCTTACCAATAACATCATTAGCTGCTATGTCTGTTTCACCTGTTTGAAGTGTAAGTGAAATAGGCTTATCATCTGCAGTAGCTGTATGTTTTAATATAAGACCTGTATCAGCAGTATGTATTATTTTAACTTCAGAGTCTGCTCCGAAAGTTACTTCAGCCGAATCCGATGTTAAAGCAAGATTATCTCCTACAGTAATATCACCATCAGAGCTGTATATAACAGCTTTTGAATTGACTACTGTACCTGCTGAAGAACCATCAAGAAGATTTAGTTCTGCAGGTGTAGAAGAAATAGCAGTTGTTGTAGCTGCTGCTAATACTGGAATATATCCACCTTGATTTATTAAATACTGTGTGTGGTCTGCAGTAGGATCAACAATACTTAGTGTAGTTTCGTTAGCATCTGCTGTAGCTCCTTCAAAGATGATAGCGTTGCTCGCTTCCATCGTAACAGTATCAACAGTAGTTGTAGTACCTGCAACACTTAGGTTTGGAGCTAGTAGTGTTCCTGTGCTTGGGTTATATCTTAATGCTCCTGTATCGTCTAATAGTCCATCAGACTCATTATGAAAAACGATAGGGAAGTTAGTATTTGCTGTACTGTCTGTAACAGTAACTGTAGCTGAAGTACCACTATATCCTGACGAAGTAATAGTTCCTAGTGAAGAACCTCCGTCTGCAAAAGTAATTGTTCCACTATCTGCATCTAACGTTATTCCACCGCCTGAATCTAACGTAACTGTAGTACCTGCAAGTTCTGCAGTACCATCTGCTGTTATTTGAATATTCGCTGCTGCTGCTGCGTCATCTGTTGTAACAATATCTAATGTTCCGTTAGTGCCTGCTGTTATAGTAGCAGTATCACTAGAAGAACCTGTCATTGTAATTACTTTACCATTTATAGCAACGTCATCAACTGTTAAAGCTGTAAGAGTTCCAAGACTTGTTATATTTGTTTGGGCTGCAGTTGTTACTGTAGCTGCTGTTCCAGAGGTATTACCTGTAACATTACCTGTTATATTACCTGTAAATGTTGAAGTAACACCTGTAGAAGTCAACATTCCTGTACTAGGATTGTAGGTTAAACCTGTGTCTGTTTCAATTCCTTGCGTACCTGTTGCGCCATCAACAAAAGCTGGATAAACTGTTTCATCAGTACTGTTATTTGCACTAACTGTTACACTTGTAGCAAGGTCTGCTGTACCTGTAACATCTCCTGTTAAAGGACCTGCAAAAGCATCTGAGGTTACTGTGCCATCAAAAAAGGCATCTTTAAATTCAACAGAACTTGTTCCTAAATCTATGTCATTATCTGTAGAAGGTACAATAGCTCCATTTGTAAATGTAACTTGATTATCTCCTCCTGCTGCAACAGTTATTACATCTGAGCCTGAGAAAGTTATAGAGGTATTGGTATCACCATCACCAGCGATGCTATCTAATTGAACTGAACCTACGTTAGTAATATCTGCATCGTTAAAACTTGTAGCTCCTAAAGAGTTTGCAGCAGCCGTAGAAGTTAATCCAGCAGCCATTGTAACTCCACCACCATCTGCTATCTGTATAGCATCATCACCATCTGTAAAAGCGATTAAAGGAGTTTGTAATTCTGTAGTGACTTCAAAGTTTGCAATAGTATCTATAGAGCTTTCAAAGTAAGTTTCAAAGTCAGTAAGAGCAACTTGCTTCATTGTGCCGTTGTCATTAACAACAACTCTATCTGCATCGGCTAGTGTTGTAGATGATGCACTTGTGTCACCATCCATTATATTCAGTTCTGCTGCCGTAGATGCGATTGCAGTACCGTTAAAGTTTATAGCGTCTGCATAGACAGTTCCATCAAAGTAACCATCTTTAAATTCGTATGAGCTTGAACCAAGATCAATATCGTTATCTGTAGTAGGAAGTATAGATCCGTTATTAAAAGTAAACTGAGTATCACCACCTGCTGTAATAGTAATTACATCAGAGCCACTAAAGGTAATTGAAGTATTAGTATCTCCATCGCCTGCAATGCTATCAAGCTGTACTGCGCCTACGTTACTTAGTGCAGCATCTCCAAAGTCTACTGCGCCTGCAACAGTTAGTGTACCGGATACATCTACGTTACCATTAATATCAATAGTAGTAGCATTAATCTCAATCTCTGTATCGGCTACTAAGTCTAAAACACCATCTGCTGATTGATATATGTAAGTACCTGAATCACCAAACTGTAACTGATCTGTACTAGACAACAAAAGTCCGGTATCCGCAACATGTGTTAGGGATACGTCTTGGTCATCTCCAAAATTTATTACTGCGCCATCGGCAAGGAATAAGTCTGAAAACTCTAAAGAGCTTGTTCCTAGTGCAGCACCATCAGAAGCATCAGGTACAAAAGCTGTAGTAGCTGTAATAGTTGTACCTTGTACTGTACCAGAGCCTGTAATAGAGCTACTAGCTGTTATAGTTGTGAAAGCACCTGAACTAGCTGAGTTAGCTCCAACAGTAGCTCCATCTACTGTACCACCATTTATATCTGCTGTATCAGCTACTAGAGCATCAGTAGTTACTGTACCATCGAAGTAAGCATCTTTAAACTCTACAGAGCTTGTACCTAAGTCAATATCATTATCAGTAACTGGTACAATAGCACCATCTTGTATTCTTATTTGTTCTACGGCTGCACTAGATACTTCTACATAGATTCCCCATCTATTATTAGTACTGTCTGACTCTATTTTATTAAGGAAGTCCAGATCACCTATACGATAGATGTTACCACCTTGAGCTGCTGTACCATCATGTCTATGTCCTGTAGACGATGCGCTGCTTGAACTATAAGCAAAGGCATTTAAAAGTTGATTATATTCGTTATTAAAAAGTGCTGCTGTGATGGTATCGCCATCTGACATAGAACTTTGTCTGGTATATGTTTGAGCCATAGTTTAATTCTCTCTTATTATTATTGTCTTCCTGATGGTCTATAGTTTATATATAATCCATTTAATGTGTATGGAGCATTTGTATCATTACTAAAAATTTTAAAGAAGTTACTATATCCGCTTCCTGTTAAAGCCTGCCTAATTAAAGGCTGTGATTGCGCACCTAATATATTCGTTCCAAAAACAGCAGTTCCAAAAAGAGAAGGCGTAGGTACTTCTGTAAGAGTAGCATCTAACGGTTGAGGAACATCGGTACTATCGTAATCATAACGTATTCTCAACGTTGGTTGTATTTCACCTTCTGGTGATATAGAAATTTTAAGATAATCTAAAGTCTTTAAAGTTCCAAAATCTCCATAATCAAAATCAGGCGATTGATACTGTGCTACTATATTAGTTTCTGTACCTGCAGGGTTAAAAGAGTTACCTGTATCGTGGTTATAAACATACCCATCTCTATCTCCGTGATATGTTTTCTCTTTACCTGAGTAGTTAAAACCAGAAGTAACAGCAGGAGCTTGTATTCCGGCTGTCTCAGCCCATTCAAACCCTTCAGGTCTTAACGTACCTATAATTCCCTTTGATGAAGCAGCCGAAGCTCCGCTAGTACTATAATACATTCTATATTGCGACTTATCTCTTAATACTACACTACTAAATTCATATGTTGAATCACTACTAAGAATAGTATTAATAATAGGTTGTATAGCTTTACTTACAGTTCCAAGTTCTACGTCACCGATTCTTGCTGTACCTGCAATCGTTCTGAAACCATCAGGAGCAAGAAAGATCAAGTCACCTGCAAACTCTTGAATAGTCTTACCATCTACGCAACCTACGTTTTTAGTAACTGGTACAATAGCTATCGTACTTGAGTTATTTATATTCTGCAGTTTATATATAGAGTTCTTACAAAATATAAATAATTCATCACGGAAAGATTTTAAACCTACTACTTGGTCATCGAGTACAATACTACCAGAACCTGTTGATGTAAAATCATCTATGTCACTTGTACCACTATAATATATAGTGTTTAAAGCTGTAGCTGCTCCAGCAACTACTAAATGTTTATCATGTATCACACAGTATTTAGGATAATGTGTTCCACTTACTGTAATTTCTTTAGCGAAATAAGTTCTTCCGCTTAATGCTCCAGTACCTGTCATTTTAAAATAGAAAGGTTTTACTCCAGAACCTTCATCAGTAACTATAAGCTCTCCATAGATTGTATCGCCTTCATAAGTAGTAAAGTGTGCTTTACTTTGTGAAGTTCTGGCAGATGCACTACGTCCTGTAAAAGTACTGTAGTTATCTCCGCCTCCTGCAACACTAGCTTTATTCAGTTGTAACCAACTATCGCCATCAAGACTAAAGTATATGTTTGTTCCTGAACAAGCTACTACTCCATCTGCATATACATAAAGACCTAATATATCATTACTGCTATTTGGTCGTGTGCCATCTCCTAATTGAGAATAGCCATTAATACGCCTGTATCCACCTTTTATATCTACTTCAAAGTTTTCTAACTTTGTAGCTATTCCCGGAGTTTGTAAAAGAGATAGTGCATTTGTAGATTTATTTAAGCCTCCTCTAAGGGGAACTGAAAAGGGCTGTGAAGCTGCCATCAGAAATAAATCCTATCATCAGTCATATTCTTTGGTTGTGGATTAATTAAATTAGACTTCATATGCTTCATGCCTTTCTTATAATCATCTAATGCAAAAGCTGCTTGTTGGTTATTCTCTTTAAATTGATGTACATAGTACCTAGTTCTAGCTAATATAACAGGCGAGTATTGGTCGGGAAGAACAATAGCATCATCGTATGCTGATAAAGCAGTTGGTTTAGTGTAAGCATAAAAGTGAATATTATATACTTTATCTGGTATAGGACTAAGACCAAACTTACGATGGTCAGGGCTTCGTATAACGTATCTAGGCTCACCATAGTTCTGTGTATCTGCATCGTCTGCGTTTTCTTGATCTCTTAAATATCTTCGCCATTCGGATAAAGATATAAATTTCAATCCTCTAGAAACATAAGGGGCTGATTCTCCTGATACACTTATTGTCGTAATGTAAAAATCATCCCAATCTATTGAAGCATAATCAGTAGTTATACTAGAGCTTCCTGATTTAAGCGTATACCATCGAGTTCCTTCTACACTAGCTACAGTTACGTTACCATAAAAAGGATCTGTACCGCCA